GGTGCGGATAAGCTGTGAAAGTGTGTCTGGGACATCTTCATAGAGAAGCTCCAGTGCCTCATAATCTCCGCAGCGCACAAGGGCACGAGCCTGTTCCAGATCGGGAAGATGGTTCTGGGGCAGGTTTTGCATTTGAATTAATCTGCCGGCCCAGCGCCCGGTTCGATTTGCGCCGTAAAACTGAAACATTCCACGGGCGCGGCCATCTGCGCAGACGGCGGTCTCCATCGTCTGGTACTTTTTGACGGAGGATTTTGCGAGCTGCTGCCGGAGGGAGAGCGCCTCACCGAGCGGTTCCGATGCGATCTTCAGAAGTTCCGTAACGGCCTTTTTGCCGAGCGTATCGGTTTCGAGACCGTTATCTGCAAGCCACTGCTTCATCTGCTGTACCGAGTTTGGATTGTCCAATTCGGTCAGTTCTTTCATAGCCGAGGTGAGCCGCTGACGGGAGCGACCGTCCATATCGATTGCCTGTCTGACCAGCGTCATATCCAGTGCGACACCACGATCGTTGATCTCCTGATCGAGGTGGTATTCATTCCATACGGATTCCGGTACCGGGAAGTTTGCAAGCCTTGCCTGTATTGACATTTCCGTCTCGACATCACGAAGGTTGTATTTCTTGAACATGGACCATTTTTCCGGCGCATGATAGGGATAGTTGCGGGTACGGCCGTCATTGGACTTCGTTGGCGTACAGGGCTGACAGAAATATTTGATGAGGTCTTTGCCCTCGGTGAGCTTCTGCTTCTCAAGCCCCAGCACAGCACCGACGCCTTCTAATGAAAGCGGCAGGCCCATTGTGGCAGCCCAGATCATGGAGCAATGCCACTGAGCAAGATCGAGATATTCGCCAGTCGGCAAGCCCAGATAACGGGACAGACAGATTCGTTCAAAGCTGGCGTTGAAAGCCCACTTCATTACGGCTTCATCTGTGAGTGCGGCTTTGACTTCATCCGGCAGCGTTTCACCGCAGGCGAGGTCAACGACCTGAACGGGGCCGCCGTCCGCGCTATAGCCGAACAGAAGAATCTCAAAATCAGGAACCTCCACATATTTGTAAACACCGCATTTGGCAAGCGGCGCACTGCTATAGGTTTCAATATCAATTGAGAGTGTTTTCATTTTCACCGTTCCTTTCCGATACCCAAAAGGGTGGCAGGATTGCTCCCACCACCCACGGGTCAGACCTTACTTATTTAACTGCTCCATACGCTTCTGGTGGTATTCCTCATCACGGGCAGCCTGTTCCTGCTCACGTTTGTCGCGTTCCTTACGGTACTCGATATCGCGGGCGGCGGATTCCTGCTCACGCTTTTCACGCTTGCGGTCGTAGATCCAGCTCTGAATTGCGGTGATCAGGAACACAACGCTGAAGATAAGCCAAATGGCGATAAGCACGGTTACTAAAATTGTCTGCAATGTAGTCATAGTTGTTTTCCTCCTTAGTTCAAAAAGTCGTCGTCGTTGTCGGATGCAAAGTCGTTTTCGGCACTGGTCTTGCCGCCGAGGGGTTCGCCGGCGCGGATAAGCTGCAGATTGTTCAAGCCGCAGGCAATGCCCTTGTTGCCATTGCTATTGAAGGCATACAGGTTGATGCTGGCGCGGCCGTACACGCCGGAGTACACCTCGGAGCGGGTGATGACGGGATTGCGGTCGGCGTCCACAATGCCGGGCGCGGTTGCGGAATTGGCGTTGATAAAGTAGGCGTTGGTATACGCGGGATCGTCCGGACGCTCCACGTCGCCATCGCGCAGCGGCGTCTTGATTGCGGCCAGCGGCGGCACGGTCTTGCCGTTGCCCTTGAGCTTGGATTCGCCCTCGTGGTAGGCAGCTTCAATAGCAGCTTTGAGTTTGGCGACGGTCTTGGTGTCGGACTTCAGAATAATCAGGCTGACGCTGTATTTCGGCGTTCCGCCGTTGATAGACTTCGGCTCCCAGACGTTGGCATAGGACCAGCGGGTGTCGGGGCCAGTGATGACCTTCATGGGGTTGTTGACTTTGTTCGTATTGTTAGACATATGATTGTCCTCCTTCATTTTCTTTGAAATCGGCTGCTGCCGTTGACATCGCCGGACGTTTATCGCTCTCCGGCACTAAAGCGGGTTTGCCTTGCAGCTTTTCGATGTAGGGGCTCAGAAGCTCATCAAAGCGGGACTTTCCGAGCAGCTTTTGCATGGCGGTGACACCGAGAACCTTGCGTTCAAACGGGTCGAAGCCTGCATGCTCCACGACTTCGGAGACGACCGCGTCGTTGATGTATTTCCTGTTGGAGCGGCCCTCGACCAGTTTCCAGCCGGTCCATTCCTTGCCGCTTATCGCCTGTTGGAGGGCGTATTCCTTGATGTCGGAGGCCCATGCAACAAGTTCATCCACTTTGGAGAGGATTTCTTCGATGTCCTCATCCGTGAGGAGCGGCGGGAGCTTGAAGTCATACTGGGCCAGAGCCAGATTCGCTTCGGCACGGGCGCGGCAGTCGGTCTTTGCTTTGCAGAAGCCGCACCATTCGCCGCAGAGGAAGTTGCCGTCGCCAGCAAACGCGAGTTCGGCGGTGGGCTTCAGCACCTCATCAGCCCAGCGGTAAAGGTCGTCTTTTGACATTTCGAAGGTGCTGACGTTGTCCCGGCGCGGTTGGTATATCGTCATGCTGACCGTGTCGATGTCGTAGATTTTGTCGAACAGTTCCAGCGCACCGAGAGCGTAGCACATGAGCTGCGGATTCTTCTCCGCCCGGACGAGTACGCCAAGTCCATGCTTGTAGTCGCAGATTTTAAGAGTACCGTCCGCGATGATGAGCGCGTCCGCTGTGCCGAAGCCATCCTCCACCCAGCGGGAAAAGTCAACGCGCTGTTCGATAAGCACCACTGGGTCCGCGCAGACCTGCTTGGCAGCTTCGACCTTTTCGAGTACATAAGCGGCATAGCCATTGGCGCAGTCGTTCATTTCCTCGTTGTACCAGGTCAGGTCCTCGGTCGGGTCCTCGGCTTGAAGCCCCAGCGCCTTACGTAGTTTGTACTCGCACAACGCGTGGGCATCGGTCCCCTCAGCGGCATAATCGCTGCCCTTGTCCGCGTAGCTTTCACAGAGCCGTGCGGATGGCGGGCAATGGAGCCAGCGGTCGGAGCTTGATGCTGAGAGTACTGCATGTCCTTTAGGTGGCATCTTTCAGCACCTCCACTTCGGCGAGCAGCGCCTTGTAGCTTGAAGGGTCGAGCTGCGAAAGCCTGTCGGCTCCGAACTTCTGAAGCAGCGAGCGGATCTCGGCGGTATGCCCGGCACGGGATTTTTCCGCGAGAACGGCCCGCACATCTTCCAGCTTTAATGCCGGTTCGGCGACTGGTGCTTTGGCAGCAGGCTTCGTATCCACATCATCCGTAGAACTGAAAGCATCAGCCAGCCAGTTCGCTGCGTCGTTAATAGCGGCAGCGGCATTCCGCAGTTCTTCGATGGTAGTAGCCATATCGCTCATTTTGCTCATCTGCTTTTCCTCCTTCCTTGTGTTGACTCTGATCGGCAAGTATCGTGAGTTTTCTTGCCAGACGTTTGGATACGATGCTAATGGCGATCAAGGTTTCGATCAGCTCATCGTCTGCAGCGTGGGTTCGGGTACCGGTTTCGTGCATCTCGTTCACCTCCTTGGAAGGAGCGGTTGTCGTTTTTGCTCTTTCCACTTCCCAATGGAGGTCAAAGTGCTGTTTGGCCGAAAAAATCCGAAAAAAGTTTTTGCCCTTCAGCCGCAAGAAGCAGCCGAAGGGCAAATGGTTATTAGATGTAGTCCCGGAGAGTTTCCCGCAAAAGCGTGAGCAGCTTGTCCCGACGATAAACATAGGTGTTCCGGGAGAGGCCGAGCTTCTCCGCAGCGGTGCGTTCCGGGCAGCCCTGCATGATGAGTTCGCAGATGCGGCGGCCGTCAGGGTCAAGTTCGTCCAAACGGGCGTGAAGCGAATTCAGCAGATCCCGGTCCTCCAAAATCAACTGAATTGATGGTGCGTCGTCCGCGAGATCGTCGAGCCAGCTCATCTCATTGCCGTCATCATCCGCGACGGTATAATCGAGGGAGAGCTCGTCGCCACCACTGTGGAAGCGGCAAGAGCAGCAGTCCATATCGCAGAGGTAGCGCTTGCTTGCCGGACAGACGCAGCGGCCGTGTTCCTGCTGACGGCGACGGTAGGTGTTGATATCGCGATAGTAATTGTCAAAGTCGGTCTTGCTGACCGGCACCCACTGGTGCAGATCCTTGAGGTAGACTTTGCGGTTGTAGTTTGACTTTTGATTTTCCATGATTGTCCTTTCCGCCTGGTGAGCGGTTTGGCGGTCAGGACACATAAAAAGCCGATGCAACTGATGTACACCGGCCTTGTCACCTGAAAATGGGCATGACGGAGCACGGTGGGTACATCAGAGATTCCGTCACGGTTATCCGTGGGGAACTGGCTCTGTATGTATCCCGCCGCCTTAATGCGCATCTCAGGCTGTGAGATTTAATTTTCGTAGTACGCTTGGATAGATTATTCTGGATTTTTTACTTCATTGGCATCTTCCTTTTTCTACAGAATATCTTGTGTTTCGCCAAGAAAGCCGATATAATAAATGTATAATTTTTGGAAATGACTTTCTTGACTTGCTACAACCAAATATTAGCAAACCGGGCCTTTTGAAAATCGGACTGGGCGGACGCGCCCGGACGCTTTCGGACAAATCATGAAAATCTTGCTTTTTGGTCTGGTCAGGAGGTGTATGCTTTGACTTTTTCCGATTACGCGCAGGGACTTTTTCCGTACTGCTCTTTTGGGAAAAGTGAATCTGACTACTTCACGGAGTTGGTCGGAAATTTTGTCGCGGACGCCGCGATGGATGCTTGCGGACTTCTCAAAAGA